GATTCACAATTAACTGAAACATTAGATGCTATTAACTATACTGGATTAGTAACCGATAAAGTTATTAAGAGTGATTTAATAGAAACGCCTGAAGTTATATCTAACAATGAATTGGCTATAAAAGTAACCAACGCATCTCAATATATAACTGGTTCTGGTTTTGAAGGAACGCTTAGTGAGGTTGCATCTATATCCGCATCAATTTCCATTGTAGCAAATATAGTAAGAAACGGTACGGGTTCATTACCAAATTTAATTCCATATACAACTCAATCGGTTGATACTAATGTAATATACTCATACAATTTATTGAAAGAAAATATTGGATTTATTGTATCCGAATCAATTGCATATTTAAGTTCATCTTGGAGCACTGCATCTTACAATGAAGCAAGTTGTTCTCGTGACCTACGATTTATATTGAGTGGTTCGGCTGAGGATTTATTATACAACGCAAATTCAGCATCTTTGTTTAATGGTATATTCTATTATCAGTTCCCATCTCAAGCTACTAGTTCTCAATTACAACAAACATTAGATGGTATCCGATACGCTAGTGGTATGGCTCAAAAAATTGTGTTAAACACACCATTTGTAACAGCATCATTAGCAGCATCAGCATCTTATGGATTATTGAGAAACAATAAAACATTTATAGCAGATGAGGTTGTTAGTTATGTTTCTTCTTCTTGGAGTTCTGCATCATATATTGAAACTACTTGTAAAAGAGATGTTGGATTCTTAATAGATGCAGTTTCTACTGATATTCTTTATGGTGGAAATGAAAGAAGTGCAATAGCTGGAAGATATTATTATGATTATCCATCACAAGCAACAACAACACAAAAAGAACCAACCGCAACTGCTATTGAATACGCATCTGATTTGAGTGTAAACATTATTCAAAATAATGTATTCGAAACTGCTAGTTTGATTCTTAGTGAAGCAAGAAATGTGTTAAGATTAAATAAACCATTTATACAAAGTGAAACAATAGCATACATTAGTTCATCTTGGAGCCAATTCGCTTACAACGAAGCAAGTTGTTCTCGTGATACTGGATTTATAGTAGATGCAGTAGCAACTGATTTATTATATGGAGGAAACGAAAGAAGTTCAGAAGCTGGAAGATATTATTATCTATTCCCATCTGAAGCAACAACTGCACAATTAGAACCAACTATTGATGGTATAACTTATGCGGGAAGATTAGCACAAAAGGTAATTAAAAATGTATTGTTCCAAACAGCTTCAATGAATGTATCGGCATCTGTTGATTTATTAAGAAAGAATAGAGCATTCGTTCAGGCGGAAACAATTGAATATGTATCTTCATCTTGGTCACAGGTTGCATACAACGAAGCAAGTTGTAGTAGAGATACTGGATTTATTGTGGATGCAGTAATTACCGACTTATTATATGGTGGTGAAGAAAGAACTGTAAACGCAGCTGATTTCTATTATAGATTCCCATCGAGAGCAACTGTGGCTGGTGTTCCATCTGAAGCAAATCAATTAGATCCAACATTGACAGGTATAAGATACGCTGGACAAGTTTCTTCTAAATTGGTATTGAATAAAGTATTTACGGCACCATCTCAATCAGTATTAACTGCTAGAGAATTATTGATAGGTAATAAGAGAATGATTCAGGCTGAGACAATTGCATTCTTAAGTTCTTCTTGGAGCACATTAGAATACAATGAAATAAGTTGTTCTCGTGATGTTGGATATATAATTGATGGTGTTGCAACCGATTTACTATATGGTGGTAATGAATCATCAATTCAAGCTGGTTCTTATTATTACTTTATACCATCTGTAGCAATTGCTGATAGTTATACTGATAATGGAAAAGTTGGACAAAAAAATCAAACTGTTGATGGAATTAATTTTGTAAGAGGTATGGCTGAAAAGGTAGTAGCCAAAACCCAATTAGTATTCCCTGGAACTAGAAGATTGGAAGCAGCACAAAGATTAGTAGCAGCTAAGAATGAATTGAAGAGAGCAGCTTTAAGTTATACAAATGGAGCATTCCCATTCTTAGTTTATAATGAAGCAAGTTGTAGTAGAGATACGGGATTGATTGTAGATGCATTGGCAACCGATTTAATTTATGGTGGAAATGAAAGAGGAATTGAGGCGGCATCATCATATTACAATGGACAATATGGAAGTGCTATAGCTGTGACAAGAGACCAAAGATTGGAAACTTTAGAAACCAATAGATATTTAAGAACAAAAGCTGAGTTTATCGCAGCAAACGCTCCTAAAGAAGATTTTGGTTCTCTAATTGTAGCAACGGGTATTGACTATTCTTACAATGGTAGTGGGGTTACCTTTAAGGCATTACCTCCAAACCAGGGTGGAAGTGGAGTTCCTGATCCTGATTTTGAAATTACCGAATTGGGTGGAGGTAGAATCTTCTTCACATCGGGTAATCAGGATGGTGACTTTAGAATCGGTACAGGTTTGAGTATTAATCAGGCTACGGGAACGTTGGTGGGTAGAACATTTAGTAAATCATTATTCTCATTAGTTACACCATTCTCACTTGCTTTGGAAGGATAAACATATTTATATAGGAAAATAAAATAATAAAATAAAAAAATGGCAGAAGTATTCGTACCGTTAAACCGATTCCAATCGGTTATATCAACTTTAACAGGAGAAGAAGATGAAATTTATGTAGTTCCTTCCGGAGTTTCTACTATTGTTTTATCTGCTCAGATAACTAATAGAGGTAATCAAACAGAAAAAGTAAATATATTATTAAACGCAAATGATTCATTAGCAGTTCCAAATTTCACAGGAGTAAATTCTACAGGAAGTTTTACATCAGCATCTGCATTGTTAGAGCTTAATAAAAACTTTTTAATTAATGAGGTATTAGCTTATACAACTTTTCAGAATAATTTATTAGAAGATGCATTGGATTTAAATTTAAGCACATATAGGGCATATACTGATAAAAATGTTTCTGCTGTTATTTATGATATACAAAATAACACAACAATAAGAACCAATAAAGCGGCAAACTCATATTATGATAAAAATGGAACATTTGGTTCTGGTTCAACCGGTTTAATAGATTTTACAGAATATAGTTCTTCTTTAAACGCAGTAACTTACGCAAATTTATTAGCACAACAAATTGTAAAAAACCAATCGGTTACTGGTTCGGTTAATATTACTAGATTATATCAAACTACAGTAACACAATCAATTAATACAACATATACAACAACCGGTTCTTTATTATCCGGTTCTTTATTTTTAATAGATCAATTATACACCGTAATAGAAGAAAATATATCAAATCCTATACGAGTTGCAACATCCCCAATAGAACTTATAAAGAATAACGATGTTCCAAAGCAAGACTCACTATCGCCAATTGTGGCCGGTAAACTTGTAATGGAGGAAGGTTATAGCCTGATAGTTTCAGGCTCGAACAATTTAACTGTAATTCTTTCTATTTTAGAGAGCGCAAATGAGTAAAAAAATAACTATAATGTAGTTTTTTTATATTTATAGGAAACCTTTTATATACGGATGAGCAAAAGTAAATTATTGAGCGGAAGGGTAGTTGTCACCAACCCCAAAGAAGTCTCTGAAGATAGATATCAATTTTTAGATTTATCGCAAGCTGAACCCAATTTAGGTGTTCCAAATTTCAGTGCTTCATTAAGTGGTTCGCCCGCTATCGTAGTTTCGGATGACCAAGGAAATAGAGGGTTTGTAAAAAGTTTAGATTTAGATAGAGTAAGTGGTAGTTTCACAGGTTCATTTAAGGGTGATGCCACCGATTTATTTAACTTACCTGCTGCAACATTTATAGCAAGTGGTTCATCAACCGCATCTTTTGTAAATGGATTATTATTAGTAAATACTGATACTATAGTTTTAGGAAATCTTTATGTTTCCGAATCAATTATAGCAGAACAATTAATTGTAAATTTAATTTCTTCTTCTGTAATTTACTCATCTGGTTCAAATATATTTGGTGATGAGATTACTGATAGGCAACAATTTACAGGTTCGGTTGAATTATTAAATGGTTTAAGTATTGGTGGTAATGTAACCGCTTCTATGTTTAGTGGTAGTGGTAGAGGTTTATTTGATATTCCTCGTTCTGCATTAACTCCGGATGCATTGGTTGCTACTGTAATAGCAACAGGTTCTGTAACGGCATCAACCGATGTTGAAGCTGGATTTATAGTTAAATCAGTAGCTAGTGGTTCTCAATTTACGGGAAGTGTAATCATAAGTGGTTCTAATACTACATTAAGTTCAAGTCTTTTTGTTAAAGGTGAATCATTTTTTCAAAGTGGAATATCATCATCTATATTTAGTGGTAGTGGAGCGGGATTGTTTGATATCCCTCGTTCGGCTCTAACTCCCGATGCTTTAGTAGCAACAATAATAGCAACGGGTTCGGTAACTGCATCAACTGATGTTGAAAGAGGATTCGTAGTTAAATCAGTAGCTAGTGGTTCAGAATTCACTGGTTCTATAGAAATTAGTGGAAGTGTAACATTAGCATCGGGTTCAATATATAGTGGTAGCGGAGCAGGATTATTTGATATTCCCCGTTCTGCATTAACTCCGGATGCTTTATTAACAACATTATTAACATCTGGTTCGGTAACAGCATCAGTAACTCCTCAATTTGGATTCAGAGTTGAATCTTCTATAAGTGGCTCTCAGTTTACGGGTTCAATAAATGTAAGTGGTAGTGTAACTGCGGTTAACTTCTTTGGTTCGGCATCTCAAGCAGCAAACGCTGATAGATTTGATGGTAGAGAATCAGCAACTTTTGCATCTACTGGTTCTAATATTTTTGTTGGAAACCAAACCATAACAGGAAGTTTATTTGTTAGTGGAAGTAATGGAATTGAAATAGCTAGTGGTTCATCTTACTCAGGTAGTGGTGCTAGATTATTTGATATTCCAAGAACGGCTTTAGCACCTGATGCTTTAATAGCAGTATCTATATCTACCGGAAGTGTAACGGCATCGGTAACACCCGAATTTGGATTTAAAGTTGAATCTTTAGAAAGTGGTTCACAATTTACAGGTTCAATTGAAATTAGTGGTAATGTAACATTAGATTCTGGTTCTATATTTAGTGGAAGTGGTGCTGGTTTATTTGATATTCCGAGAGCAGCTCTTTCACCTGATGCATTGTTATCTACATTGATAGCAAGTGGTTCAGTAACGGCATCAGTTTCACCTGATTTTGGATTTAGAGTAGAATCTACACAAAGTGGTAGTGAATTTAGTGGTTCGGTTGATGTAAGTGGAAGTGTAGTAGCACAATTTTTTGTGGGAGATGGTTCTCAATTAATTAATGTTCCATCTACGGTAGCACCTAGAATAGCAAGTGGTTCAGCAACTGCATCGGTTAGTGATGGTCAAAGATTTTTAGTAAATACTGCAAGTGGTTCTCAATTTACAGGAAGTGTTAATATATCGGGTTCGGTATCGGCATCATTATTTAGTGGTGATGGTGCGGGATTATTTAATATACCATTATCTGCATTAGCAGAAGAAGTTTTAGTTACAACACAAATATCTACGGGTTCAGTAACCGCATCAGTAACTCCGCAATTTGGATTCAAAGTTGAATCAGCGGCTAGTGGTTCTCAATTTACAGGTTCGATTGATATAAGTGGAAGTGTAACATTAGCATCAGGTTCTATCTTTAGTGGTAGTGGTGCTGGATTATTTGATATTCCGAGAACAGCTTTAGCGCCAGATGCTTTAGTAGCAAATTTAATATTTAGTGGTTCAGCAACGGCATCTATTTCACCAACTGAAGGCTTTAGAGTTAACGTTGATTCATATATTGATGGAAACCTTTACGTTTCCGAATCAATTATAGCCGATAAATTAATTGTAAATGTAGTATCATCTTCTATAATTTATTCATCAGGTTCAAATATATTTGGAGATGAGTTAGTAGACAAGCAACAATTTACAGGCTCTGTAAATATTACAGGTTCATTGAATGTTGATGGTGTAATAAGTGGTGATGGTGGCGGGTTATTCAATGTTCCATCAGTAGTAGCACCGAGAATAGCTAGTGGTAGTGTAACGGCATCAGTATCTCCTAATTTTGGATTTAAAATAGAATCAACTCAAAGTGGTTCACAATTTACAGGTTCACTTTTCGTAAGTGGAGCAAGAGGAATTGAAATAACTTCAGGTTCTTCATTTAGTGGTAGTGGTGCTAGATTATTTGATATACCATTAACCGCATTAACACAAGAAGCGCAAGATGCTATCAACGCAATTGATTCTACTAAAATAACAAGTGGTAGTGTAACTGCATCAGTTAGTGATACATTTGGATTCAAAGTAGAATCTTCTAAAAGTGGTTCACAATTTACGGGAAGTTTATTTGTAAGTGGTGGAATCTCAATTAATTCAGGTTCATCTTATTCAGGTAGTGGTGCTAGATTATTTGATATACCATTAACCGCATTAACACAAGAAGCACAAGATGCATTAACTGCGGTTGATGCTACAAAAATATTTAGTGGAAGCGTAACGGCTTCAGTTAGTGATGCATTAGGATTAGTAGTTACTTCGGTAACAAAAGGTTCTACATTTAGTGGTTCAGTATTCTTATCATCAGGTTCATTATTTAGTGGTAGTGGTGCTGGATTATTTGATATTCCATTCTCCGCTCTAAGCCAAGACGCTGTAGATGCTATTGAATCGGTAACTGCTGGAAGAATAGCGAGTGGAAATGTAACAGCTTCAGTAAGTGATACAAACGGATTTGTAGTATTATCACCTAAGAGTGGTTCACAATTCACAGGAAGTTTATTTGTAAGTGGTGCAAGAGGTATAGAATTAACATCAGGCTCGTCTTACTCAGGTAGCGGTGCTAGATTATTTGATATACCATTAACTGCTTTAACGCAAGAAGCACAAGATTCTATTACCGCAATTGATTCTACAAAAATAGCAAGTGGTAGTGTAACCGCTTCTGTTAGTGATAGAAGTGGATTTGTGGTTACTTCATTAGCAAGTGGTTCAATATTTAGTGGTTCGGTATTTTTATCCTCCGGCTCTATCTTTAGTGGTAGTGGTGCTGGATTATTCAACATCCCTCGTTCTGCCTTAACCGAAGATGCTCAAATATCATCTTTGATTGCTAGTGGTAGTGTAACTGCCTCAGTTAGTAATCAATTTGGATTTGTAGTTAAATCAGAAGAAAGCGGTTCAACATTTAGTGGAAGTATTTTCTTATCCTCTGGTTCTATCTTTAGTGGTAGTGGAGCAGGATTATTTGATATTCCTCGTTCTGCTTTAACTGAAGATGCACAAGTATCATCGTTAATAGCAAGTGGTAGTGTAACCGCTTCTGTAAGTGATAATAATGGATTTTTAGTTACTTCGGTAGCTAGTGGTTCTACATTTAGTGGTTCGGTATTCCTTTCATCTGGCTCTATCTTTAGTGGTAGTGGTGCAGGATTGTTCGACATACCGAGAACGGCATTGGCACCTGATGCGTTAGTTGCTACTTTAATAGGAAGTGGTAGTGTAACCGCATCGGTATCTCCTAATAATGGATTTGTAGTTACATCTGCTGATAGTGGTTCTCAATTTACAGGTTCTATTAATGTAAGTGGAAGTGTAACGGCTCAATTCTTTTTTGGTGATGGTTCTCAATTAACAAATGTTCCATCAGTAGAATCTGCTAAAATAGCAAGTGGTAGTGTAACGGCATCAGTTTCACCTGATTTAGGATTTGTAGTGGAATCGCCTGATAGTGGTTCTACATTCTTTGGTAATGTAACTCTTTCATCAGGCTCTATATTTAGTGGTAGTGGAGCAGGATTATTCGATATTCCTCGTTCAGCTTTAACTCCGGATGCATTATTTGCTACATTGATAGCAAGTGGTTCGGTAACTGCTTCTGTATCACCTGATAGAGGATTGGTTGTGGTATCTGCTGAAAGTGGTTCTGAATTTACGGGTTCAGTTGATGTTAGTGGAAGTGTAACCGCACAATTCTTTGTGGGAGATGGTTCTCAATTAACAAACATACCAGCATTAACCGCACCTCGTATAGCTAGTGGTAGTGTAACTGCATCGGTAGAAGATGGACAAAGATTTAAAGTAATATCTGCAGCAAGTGGTTCTGAATTTACAGGAAGTGTTAATATATTTGGTTTAGTTTCAGCATCGGTATATAGTGGTAGTGGAGCAGGATTATTTGATATTCCTCGTTCCGCTTTAACAGCAGATGCACTTGCTGCTAATTTAATATTTAGTGGTTCGGCAACAGCATCTATTTCACCTATTGCTGGATTTAGAGTTAATGTTGATTCTTATATTGATGGTAATTTATATGTAAGTGAATCTATAATAGCAGAATCTATTATTGTAAATTTTGTTTCATCTTCAATAATTTATTCATCGGGCTCAAATATATTTGGTGATGAATTAACTGATAAGCAACAATTTACAGGCTCAGTTGATGTAACGGGTTCTCTTAAAGTTAACGGAATTGTAACTGCATCTTTATATAGAGGTGATGGTAGTGGATTATTTAACATTCCATTATCAGCATTATCTGAAGATAGTTTTAAAATAGCAACGGGTTCGGTAACGGCTTCGGTTGATTCGGAAAGAGGATTTATAGTTCAATCTATTGATAGTGGTTCAGAATTTACAGGTTCTATAGAAGTTAGTGGAAGTGTAACCGCACAATCATTTAGTGGTTCATTTAGTGGTAGTGGTGCTAATTTATTTAATATACCATTATCTGCATTATCTGATGAATCTAAACGAATAGCAACCGGTTCAGTAACAGCATCAGCAACAATAGAAGGATTCTATGTTCAATCGAGATTATCTGGTTCACACTTCAATAGTGATGTAACTATAACAGGTTCATTAACTGTTAGTGGAAGTAATACATTTAGAAACTTTGGACCTGCTGTATTTACGGGCAACACTCAATTTATTGGTGATACAACGTTTACGGGAAGTTTATTTATAACGGGCGGTAACATCATATTAGCACCTGATGCATTCTTCTCAGGTTCTGGTGCTGGATTAACTAACATTCCATTCTCCAATTTAACGGGAGATGCTGCTAGAATAGCAAGTGGTAGTGTAACGGCATCGGTAAGTGATAACAACGGATTTGTTGTTAAATCAATCTCAAGTGGTTCTCAGTTTACGGGTAGTTTAAAAGTAAACACATCTATTGATGGATTGGTAGCAAAATACGCAACTGAATTTGATGTAACTGCTAGTAATTTACAATATTTAATTAATAATGAATTTACAAATGTAATTAATTTAGTTAGAGGTGAGACATATACATTTAATGTAAGTGTTCCTAATAACGCATTTTACATAAAAACTGAAGGAATAACAGGTGGTGGTAGCACATATGAAGATGGTGTTACTGGTAATGGAACTGATGTTGGAACAATTACATTTGTAGTTCCAAACAACGCACCTAATACTCTTTATTATAATAGTGAATATCAATCAACATTAACTGGTATATTCAAAATATATGATTCAATACCAACTTCACCTATAATATTAATTGGTGATACTACAATTACGGGTTCTTTAATTGTAAGTAGAGATATTGAAGCAAAGAGTTTTAGTGGTAGTGGTGAAAATTTATTTAATATACCTGAATCTGCATTATCATTTAATATCGCTAGAATTGCAAGTGGTAGTGTAACTGCATCCGTAAGTGATGAGAGTGGATTCGTTGTTAAATCAGTTGCAAGTGGTTCAATATTTAGTGGAAGTGTTTTCTTAAGTAGTGGTAGTATATTTAGTGGTAGTGGTGCTGGATTATTTGATATTCCGAGAACGGCATTAGCACCTGATGCATTAACATCAACTGCATTGGCATCGGGCTCAGTAACGGCATCTGTATCGCCTGATTTAGGGTTTGTAGTTATATCACCTAATAGTGGTTCTACATTCACAGGTTCACTTAATATTACGGGTTCTGTATCAGCATCTATATTCAGAGGGGATGGTAGTGGATTATTCAATATTAGTATATCTAATTTAGCATTAGATTCATCTAAAATATTTACGGGTTCTGTAACGGCATCAGTTCACGCGGATGGATACTTTAGAGTATTTGATGCAACTGGTAGTGTAGCTTCTGAATTTAGTGGTAGTTTATATGTATCTGAATCTGCATACGCAAGATTCTTTGTTGGAGATGGTTCTCAATTAACAAATGTTCAAGCAGCAGCTGCACCATTAATAGCAAGTGCTAGTGTAACTGCATCAGTTGCGGATGGACAGAGATTTATTGTAAAATCTGCCGCAAGTGGTTCGCAATTTACGGGTTCTATAAATGTAAGTGGTTCAATATCAGCATCACTATTTAGAGGCGATGGTAGTGCATTATTTAACATTCCATTAGATGCATTAGAAGGACTTCAATTGGATAGAATCCAATCGGGTTCATCAACTGCTATTATTAGTAACCAATTATTAGTTAATGTTCCGGTATCATCATCATTATTTAGAGGAGATGGTAGTGGATTATTTAATATACCACTAAGTTCATTAGAGAATCTTCAATTAAGTAAAATTAATTCAGGTTCATTCCAAGCAGAAATATCACCAAATAAAGGATTGCAAGTTAACACATCGGCTAGTATAGCTGGTAACTTAAATGTAACAGGTGGTTTATTTGTAACGGGTGGTAATATAGTAGCAGCAACAGGTTCGGGATTTGTTGGTGATGGTAGTGGATTAACAAATATTACAATTGCTAATTTAGCATTTGAAACGGCTATATTAAAGAGTGGTTCATTTACGGCATCTATTTCACCTGATAAGGGATTTGTTGTAAATACATCCGCATCAATTTGGGGTAATCTTTATGTTGGTGATAATGTTACAGCTTATGATATAACGGCATCTCATAGAATATTTGCACCTACAGTAACAGGTTCTTTATTAGGAACTTATAAATTCCAGGGTGAAGGCCCAACTGCATCTGCAGAATACAATGTGTTAAGATATGATACTAATAGAGAATATTATGTTCCTCAACCGGATTTTAGTTTAACTGAAGTAGTATCATTTGCAAACCAAACGGATTTATATGTAACGCATAGTTTAGGTGTTAGATATCCGGTTGTTCAAATATATGAAACAGGCTCAGCTGGAACTGAAGCTCAGATTTTACCATTGGACATTATTTCAATTAATGAAAATGTAACAAGAATAAGATTTAGTGGAGTTACAACGGGTAAGGTTGTAGTTGGAAGTGGTGGTTCGGTATTAAGTGGAACAATCGAAGGTAATAGAGTATTAGGAACAGTCCTTTCAGCATCATTTGCAGTTAATGCTGGAACTGCTGAAAGTATTCAGGGATTTGACTCGGCATCATTATCGGCATTATCAGCATCTTTAGCAGGTGGTTCTCAATATGTATTGAATTCACAAACCTCATCTATGAGGGTGTTTTCATCATCATTTGCAAGTATAGCTGAATTTGCACTAAACGCAACTACAATTGATACGGGTTCGTTTGTTCAGACATCACAAACTGCATCAATGAGTGTGTTGTTTGCACAAACTGCATCTTATGTAAGTGGTTTGGGTAATTTGACTGGATTGGTCCAATCATCACAAACGGCTTCAATGTATGTTTACTCAGCATCATTTGCATCAGTTGCGGAATTCGCTCTGAATTCACAAAATGTTGATACTGCATCATTTGTTCAAGCAAATCAAGATAGTGTAATTAACGCTAACTTATTAGTTAGTGGTAGTTTAGGTGTGAGTGGTAGTTTATATTTAAATTTCCCAACAACAGGTTCTACTTCTCAGATAGCATTAGTTTATAACAATACAACAAAGAAGGTAGAAGCTAGAGCATTATCTGAAATATCGGGAACTTCGGGAACATCTGGTTTAGATGGAACAAATGGAACATCGGGAACTTCGGGTACAGCAGGAACAAGCGGAACTGCTGGAACAAGCGGAACTGCTGGAACAAGCGGAACATCTGGCGTTGATGGAACATCAGGAACTGCTGGAACTTCGGGAACTGCAGGGACAAGTGGAACTGCTGGAACATCTGGTACAAGTGGTATAGATGGAAGTAGTGGAACATCGGGAACTAGCGGAACTGCGGGGACTAGTGGAACTGCTGGAACAAGCGGAACTGCGGGGACTAGTGGAACTGCTGGAACAAGCGGAACGGCTGGAACATCAGGAACTGCTGGAACGAGTGGAAGTAGTGGTTCATCAGGAACCGCAGGAACGAGTGGAACTGCAGGGACAAGCGGAACTTCAGCAACAAGCGGAACTTCAGGAACTTCGGGAACATCAGGAAGTAGTGGTTCTTCTGGCTCATCGGGAAGTAGTGGAAGTAGTGGAAGTAGTGGTTCATCGGGAAGTAGTGGAAGTAGTGGTTCATCGGGAAGTAGTGGTTCTTCGGGAAGTAGTGGTTCTTCGGGAACAAGCGGAACATCAGCAACGAGCGGAACATCAGGAACATCGGGAAGTAGTGGTTCATCAGGAACTGCTGGGACAAGCGGAACTGCGGGAACGAGTGGAACTGCAGGAACGAGTGGAACTGCAGGAACGAGCGGTAGTAGTGGAACTGCGGGAACAAGCGGAACTGCTGGAACGAGTGGTAGTAGTGGAACTGCGGGAACAAGTGGAACTGCTGGGACAAGTGGAAGTAGTGGAAGTAGTGGTATAGATGGAACATCAGGAACGAGTGGAACTGCAGGAACAAGTGGAACGGCAGGGACTAGTGGAACTGCAGGAACGAGTGGAACTGCTGGAACAAGCGGAACTGCTGGAACTTCGGGTTCATCAGGTACTAGTGGAACATCGGGAATAAGTGGAACAAGCGGAACTAGTGGAACTAGTGGAAGTAGCGGAAGTAGTGGTTCATCCGGAACATCGGGAACATCCGGAACTACTGGAACGAGTGGAAGTAGTGGAACATCTGGAACTACAGGAACGAGTGGTAGTAGCGGTACATCAGGATTGGATGGAACTTCGGGAACAAGTGGTGTTGATGGAACATCAGGTACAAGTGGTATCGATGGAACTTCGGGAACATCAGGAACATCGGGAATAGATGGAACTTCGGGAACAAGCGGTATAGATGGAACTTCGGGAACATCAGGAACATCGGGAATAGATGGAACTTCGGGAACAAGCGGAACGAGTGGAGTTGATGGAACAAACGGAACATCAGGAACTTCGGGAACAAGTGGTATAGATGGAACTTCGGGTTCATCGGGAACATCAGGAACTTCGGGAATTAGTGGAACAAGTGGAACTTCGGGTTCAAGCGGAAGCAGTGGAACGAGTGGAACAAGTGGCCAAAGTGGAAGTAGTGGAACGAGTGGAACTGCTGGAACATCAGGCACAAGTGGTATCGATGGAAGTGCGGGAACTTCAGGAACTTCGGGAACTGCTGGAACATCAGGTACAAGTGGTATAGATGGAACTTCTGGAACGAGTGGAAGTAGTGGAACGAGTGGAACTACGGGCACATCAGGAACATCAGGAACTGCTGGAACAAGCGGAACGGCAGGGACTAGTGGTAGTAGTGGAACGAGTGGAACGGCTGGAACATCAGGAACAGCAGGAACATCGGGAACTGCTGGGACAAGTGGAACGAGTGGTGTTGATGGAACGAGTGGAACATCTGGAACATCGGGAACTACTGGAACATCAGGAACTTCGGGAAGTAGTGGAACGGCTGGAACATCAGGAACTTCGGGTATAGATGGAACAAGCGGAAGTGCTGGAACTTCGGGAATTTCAGGAACTGCTGGAACAAGTGGAACTGCTGGAACTTCGGGAACGAGTGGTATAAGTGGAACATCAGGAACTGCTGGAACAAGCGGAACTTCGGGAATCGATGGAAGTAGTGGAACATCGGGAATCGATGGAACTTTTGGAACTAGTGGAACTGCTGGAACAAGTGGAACTGCTGGAACATCAGGAACTTCGGGAATTGATGGAACTTCAGGTATAGATGGAACGAGTGGAAGTGCAGGAACATCAGGAACTACTGGAACAAGCGGAACTGCAGGAACTTCTGGAACTGCTGGAACAAGCGGTATTAGTGGAACATCAGGTACAAGTGGTATAGATGGAACATCGGGAACTGCTGGAACAAGCGGTAGTGCTGGAACATCTGGTACTAGTGGATTAGATGGAACATTCTTTGGTAGTAGTGGAACAAGCGGAACTTCGGGAACAACGGGTACGAGTGGGACTGCAGGAACAAGCGGAACTGCAGGAACATCGGGAACAAGCGGTGTGGATGGGACAAGTGGAACTGCTGGAACATCTGGTACGAGTGGTATCAATGGAACAAGCGGAACTAGTGGAACATCGGGCACATCAGCAACTTCGGGAACAAGTGGTTTAGATGGAACTTTCTTTGGTTCATCAGGAACTTCAGGAACTTCTGGAGAAAGTGGAACATCAGGTATTGATGGTTCACATGGAACATCAGGAACTTCGGGAACAAGCGGAAGAGATGGAACATTCTTTGGAAGTAGTGGAACTTCAGGTACAAGTGGTGTAAGTGGAACAAGCGGAACTACGGGTACAAGTGGTAGTAGTGGAACGAGTGGATTGGATGGAACATTCTTTGGAAGTAGTGGAACATCGGGAAGCAGTGGAACATCAGGTATTAGTGGTTCTGCGGGAACTTCGGGAACTGCTGGAACGAGTGGAACAAGTGGTTTAGATGGAACATACTTTGGTTCATCGGGAACTTCGGGTATAACAGGAACTTCGGGAACAACTGGAACATCTGGTACAGCAGGAACTTCGGGAACAAGCGGTTTAGATGGAACATTCTTTGGAAGTAGTGGAACTTCAGGAACATCAGGAACTTCGGGAACTACAGGAACATCAGGAACTTCGGGAACGAGTGGATTGGATGGAACTTATTTTGGTTCATCGGGAACTTCGGGAACTGCTGGAACAAGTGGAAGTGATGGAACAAACGGAACTTCGGGAACATCTGGTACAAGTGGATTAGATGGAACTTTCTTTGGTTCATCTGGTACAAGTGGAAGTAGTGGAACTTCTGGATTGGATGGCTCAAACGGAACTTCGGGAACATCAGGAACAAGCGGTTTGGATGGAACATACTTTGGTTCTTCGGGAACTTCGGGAACTTCAGGCTCATCAGGAACTTCAGCAACAAGTGGAACGAGTGGAACATCGGGTACATCCGGACTTTTATTATTAACTGGAACAACTGATAATGGTGTAATAACTTATGTTAACGCAACCGGATTTGGACAAGTTGAAAGTAGTTTTAAATTTGATTCTAGCAAATTAGAAGTTACTGGTTCTGTAAACCCAACTATTTATAGTGAAACTCATGCTTCTTTAGGAACGGGTGGTAGTGTAACTTTAGATTTAGCAACGGCTAATAACTTTACAAGAACTGTAAATGCGAACACAACATTTACATTTGGTAGCCCACCACCTAATAGAGCATTTGGATTTACAATAGCATTGGTAAATGCAGGAGCATATGTTATAACTTGGCCAAACACTGTTAGATGGGCAGGAGCAACCGCACCAATATTAACATCAGCTGGAACTGATGTATTGACTTTCTATACTTTGGATGGTGGTAATAACTACTATGGTTTCTTAATTGGATTAAACATGTCAACTTAAAATATGAATAGTTATGGGAATATTTAGAAGATTAGTGCCATTGGATGGTGGGGGAGAGCCCATTCCATTTAAAATTCAAGTAACAACTACTTCGAATGGGCAAATATTTACATTACCATTGGTAAGTTTTGGTTCGTTTGCAACGGATATTGAAGTAGCTTGGGGAGATGCTACTCCCACTTCCACAATAACATCTGTAGGCGATTCTGATAGAATACATACATATGCAACCGCTGGAGTTTATACTGTTGAAATAATTGGTCAGATGCCTGGATTTAAAGTTAATAATAATGCGGCAATACGTTCACTTATTACGGGCATTATAGATTTTGGTAGAGTTGGTTTAAGAACTTTAGATTTTAACGGATGTACAAATATAACATCTATACCAGCTAGTGGCACAATGGAAGTTGGTTATAGAGGATTGAATAATATAATTTCTTTTGCGGGATTTATGAGAGGTACAGGAATAACTTCCATACCTGCTGATATATTTGATTTTTCACCATCAGCAACAACATTTAGTGATATATTTTCATTTACATCGGTAACGGCTATACCAACGGGATTGTTTGATAATTCTACAAATGCAAATAGTTTCGCATCGGCATTTAACTCATGTACATTATTGAATACATATTCTGCTAATCTATTTGCAAGTTCAACAAATGCAATTAACTTTTCATCAACATTTAGAAATTGTTTAGCATTAACATTTGCACAACAATTTACAGCAAATACCTCCGTAACAATATTTGATAATGTGTATAATATGTCAACTACATCAAACGCTTTAGATGGTAATGCACCTACACTTTGGTCAAGAAGTCCAACACCATCTGGAACTGATGCATTCAACAATTGTACAGGTTTGGATAATTTTGCATCAATACCCCTAAATTTTAAATAATATGTATTTAAGAATTATAGAAGAAAATATAGAATACCCATATAGTGTAGAACAACTTAGAAAAGATGCTTATAATGTAAGCTTTCCGGAAACTATATCCGATTCTACATTAGAAGAATTTGGATTATATAAAGTTGAATTAACTCCTAAACCAAACGATTACACAAAAAATATTATCGAAGGAACTCCCATTCTAACGGATGGTGTGTATTATCAAAATTGGATTCAAACTGATGCAAGTGAAACTGAAATAAGTGGAAGGATAATACAAAAATGGGCAGAGATTAGAGAACATAGAAGTGAATTACTTAAAGAGTGTGATTGGACAGTTTTATCCGATACACCACTAAGTAGTTCACTTGAAAATTGGAAAACATATAGACAAGAATTGAGAGATATTACATCACAAGAAAATCCTTTCAATATTATCTGGCCAAATCAACCATAAACCATCAAAAGATAATTAAAATTATATTTATACATAAATAAGGTAAAATGAAAATACATAGTCCCAGTTTCTCCGGTTCAATAACGCAAGACTTAAATAATGCTTATGCTAATTTAAGTGGTTCGTTTACCGGCTCTGTTACGGGTTCATTTACCGGAGATATTAATGTATCAGCAGCTACATTTAATGAACTGACAGTTACTCAGACTATTGATATCGGTTCTACAACTGCTAATATACAACAAATAACAGGTTCGGTTTTTATAACAGGTTCAGTAACGGTAGATGGGAATGTAAACACAATAAACGGAGGACAAGTGCAAGTGGATGGCGTGAATATATTAGATTCAGCTATCGCATTCGCAATTGCTTTAGGATAAAACATAAAATAAAAAAATGGCAAACGTATTTAAAAATAGTGTAACTGGTTCGATAGGACTGACTAATACGAAAGTATATCAGGCACCTGCTGGTACTGTTACTACTGTAATTGGTTTAAGTGTTGCAAATGTGCTTACACAAAATATAAGTGTGAATGTAACTGTAACCGATTCATCCGCTACTAAAACAAATCATTTAGTAAAAAATGCTTTGATTACTGAAGGCGGGTCTATAGTAGTAATTGGTGGAGACCAAAAAGTAGTATTGGAGGCTAATGATTTTATATCAGTAGTTTCAACTCAAGCAACATCGGCTGATGTAATTGTTTCAGTTTTAGAAATATCGTAAAGTTTTAATTAATGGCGTATAACGGCAAAGCACCTAATGGATTCAATCAACTAAGCTCAAGCTTAGTAGCACTATTTGTGAGTGGAAGTAGATCTGCGGATTTTCAACCAACTGCATCACAATTTTTCGGCAGTGTATCCTCCTCTGCTTTTTTGGGTGATGGTTCGGGTTTAACAAATTTATCAGTTGATTCATTAGGAGATATAACAACATTAAAATCCGGCTCAACTACGGCAGTTATTTCTCCAAATCAGGGATTACGAGTTAATACGGCATTAACGGTAAGAGATTTTTTAATTGTAACTGGTTCAACTACTATTGGTAGTAATTTAGTAGTAACGGGTTCAATAACAACTAATAATAATATCACTTATAATGGTGGTAGTGATTTTACAATTTCAAATAGTGGAAATGGTAATCTTATAGTTGATACAAATGGAGCAGGAAAAATATTATTACAAAGTCCAACCGAAATCACAGGCAATTCTTTAGTTACTGGAGATTTAAGAGTAACTGGAACATTATCAGCTAGTTTAGTATCAACTACATTTATTACATCATCTCAGTTAAATGTATCTACTAATTTAATTACAATGAACACCGATTCTAATACAATTAGATATGGTGGTATTGCGGTAATAGATTCGGGTTCAGCACCATATAGAAGTGGTTCATTATTATTTGATTCGGTGCAAGATAGATGGATATATGTTCATCAAGCAGCTTCTGGGAATACAATAACCTCATCTATTTTAATGATGGGGCCTGAAACATATAATTCATTAGGAAGTGAAACTCAAATAACTAGAAACCGATTAACAAAAGGTTCGGCAGGACAAAGTGGTGAACATATTTCCGATTCTAATATAGAAGATAATGGTTCAAAAGTAAGAGTAAATTCAAATACAGAAATTACAGGTTCATTAATTGTTACTGGTGATAAAATAACAGTAAACGCTATTGGTGGAGATGAGGGAGGTGAAATTTTATTAGGAAAAGCAATAACCAACACAACACTTGTAGGTGAAGGTGTAACAATAGATGTTTTTCAAAATAGATTAAGATTTTTTGAGCAAGGTGGAACTGCTAGAGGAGGGTATCTTGATATATCTACTTTAACTGCGGGAGTTGGAACAAATTTAGTAACTGCGGGAACGTCGGGAACATCTGGTACATCGGGTACAAGTGGAGTTAATGGTACTAGTGGAACTTCAGGTTCTTCAGGAACATCAGCTACAAGTGGAACATCGGGTGTAAGTGGAACTTCAGGTTCTTCGGGAACATCAGGAACTTCGGGAGTTAGTGGAAGTAGTGGAACAAGTGGAACGAGTGGAAGTAGTGGAACATCAGCAACATCGGGAACTTCGGGAAGTAGTGGAACTAGAGGAACAAGTGGAACATCAGGTACAAGTGCAACATCAGGTTCAAGCGGAAGTAGTGGAAGTAGTGGTTCTTCGGGGACAAGTGGTGTAAGTGGAGCCGGTGGAACTTCGGGTTCATCAGGTACAAGTGGAACATCGGGTAGTAGTGGAACATCAGCAACGGCGGGTTCATCAGGAACTTCGGGAACTAGAGGAACATCAGGAACTTCGGGAACTTCAGCAACAAGCGGAACTAGTGGGACAAGTGGAACATCAGCAACCGCAGGTTCGAGTGGAAGTAGTGGTAGTAGTGGAACTTCGGGAAGTAGTGGAACTTCTGCAACAAGCGGAAGTAGTGGAACTTCAGGAACATCAGGTACAAGTGGAACATCAGCAACTGCGGGTTCTTCGGGAACAAGCGGTAGTAGTGGGACTAGTGGTATAAGTGGAGCAGGTGGTTCTTCGGGAACTACTGGTAGTAGTGGAACGAGTGGAACATCAGGAACATCTGCAACAAGCGGAACAAGTGGAACATCTGCGACAAGCGGAACATCGGCAACTTCGGGAAGTAGTGGTAGTTCTGGTATTACTGGAGCAGGTGGAGGAAGTGGTTCTTCGGGAAGTAGTGGAACAAGTGGAACATCTGCAACTGCAGGTAGTAGTGGAACGAGTGGAACTAGAGGGACAAGTGGAACTTCAGGAACAAGTGGTATAAGTGGAGCAGGTGGTTCTTCGGGTCTGACTGGTTCTTCGGGAACTTCGGGAACGAGTGGAACTTCAGGAACATCAGCAACTGCGGGTAGTAGTGGAACGAGTGGAACTAGAGGGACAAGTGGAACTTCAGGAACATCAGCAACTTCGGGAACGAGTGGAAGTAGTGGAAGTAGTGGTTCATCGGGAGCACAAGGAACTTCAGGCTCAGCAGGAACTTCGGGAACAAGTGGAACTTCGGGAACAAGCGGAACATCCGGCACCTCAGCAACAAGCGGAACATCGGGAACATCAGCAACAAGTGGAAGTGGTGGTAGTAGTGGAACGAGTGGAACTAGAGGAACATCGGGAACTTCGGGAACGAGTGGTGTGAGTGGAGCATCTGGCTCAAGCGGAAGTAGTGGAACATCGGGAACAAGCGGAACATCAGCAACTTCGGGAACAAGCGGAACATCCGCAACTTCGGGAACGAGTGGTTCATCTGGTACAAGTGGAACATCGGGAACTTCAGCAACGAGTGGAACATCAGCAACTTCGGGAACAAGCGGAACATCAGCAACTTCGGGAAGTAGTGGTGTAAGTGGAACTTCAGGAACTTCGGGAACGGGTGGTAGTAGTGGAACAAGTGGAACTAGAGGAACATCAGGAACTTCGGGAACTTCAGCAACATCAGGAACTTCAGCAACAAGCGGAACTTCCGGTTCATCTGGTACAAGTGGGTTATCGGGAGCAACAGGTTCATCGGGAAGTAGTGGAACATCGGGAACTTCAGGAACATCTGCAACAAGTGGAACGGGTGGAAGTAGTGGAACTTCCGGAACATCAGGAACATCAGCAACAAGCGGAACTTCAGCAACGAGTGGAACGAGTGGAACTTCAGCAACTTCTGGAACAAGTGGAACTAGGGGGACAAGTGGAACTTCGGGAACATCCGGAACAAGTGGAACATCGGCAACATCAGGAACTTCGGGAACATCAGCAACATCAGGAACTTCGGGAGCTAGTGGAACAAATGGAGTATTATCATTAACAGGAGCAACTGATAATGGTTTAATAACATTAAATGGAACGGCACCAAATGCAACAGTTGAAACTAATTTAACATTCGATGGAGCAACACTTACATTAACAGGTGACCAAATCGTAAGAGCAGCGGCAACACAAGATGGTGTAAGATTAGTTGGTAGAGCAGGTGGAACTGGAAACTTCAGAGTAAGTATTACTCCTGAAACTTTATCGGCAGATAGAACCCTAACTCTTGCTAATGGTAATACTACCTTAGTAACGGGAACGATGGTTTCTACTACGAGAACTATCACAATAAATGGAACTACAAACCAAGTAGTTTCATCAGCAGGTGGACAAGATTTATCATCAAATAGAACTTGGACATTATCCCTACCACAAAATATTCATACAGCAGCAACTCCAACATTTGGTGGATTAACTCTTTCGGGAGCACAATCTATAACAGGTGGTGGATTAACTATAAGAACTGCGGCAACGCAAGATGGTGTAATAATAGCAGGTAGAGCAGGTGGAACGGGTACTTTTGATGTAACAATTTCTCCAACAACTCTAACCGCTGATAGAACTTTAACTCTTGCCGATGGTAATACTATATTGGTTGGTGGGACAATGCTTACAACGGCTAGAAGTATATCTACAACTGGAGGTATTACGGGTGGAGGTGATTTATCAGCAGATAGAACATTCACAATTGCAGATGGTGCATTAACAAACGCTAAATTAGCAAACTCATCTATAACCGTAACTGCGGGAACTGGTATGAGTGGAGGTGGTGCAGTATCATTGGGTGGAACTGTAACATTAACAAACGCGGGTGTAACTTCAAATGTAGCAGGAACAGGTATTAGTGTAAGTGGTGCTACGGGAGCAGTAACAATTACGAATACGGGTGTAACATCTTTAACAGGAACATCGAATCAAATTTCAGTAAGTGCTGGAACGGGAGCTGTAACATTATCAACTCCTCAAAATATTCATACGGCAGCAACACCCACATTTGCTAGACAAACTTTAAGTGGAACGCCAACCGTATGGAGTGCAACAACTCCTGGTACAGGAAATGGTGATTTACATTTAGGTTCTGCGAGTGGAACAGCTAACGCTGGTTTTGCAATAACTTTTGGAGCAAGAGATGCAAGTTCGGGTGGAAACGGTCAAGCGGGTATCTATATTAACTCAGATGGTTCATACGGTACAAGAATGTATATCGCTACAACCGATTCATATGCTACTGGTGCGAGAACTGCAATCAGTATTAATGAAGGTGGTGCCGTTAGTATAATAAGAAGCGGATTAACATTATCAGCAGATTCAACATCAATATCATTCTCATCTGCAACTGGAGCTAAAACAATATCAACAGGTGGTTCAACCGATTTATTTTTAAGTCCAGGCGGTAATGTAAGAATTGGAACTGCTGGAACATCTGTAGCAGCTAAATTGCAAGTTGGTGGTGATATTAGAGCAACGGGTGAAGTTGTAGCATACGCAGCATCTGATAAAAATCTAAAGGATAATATCCAAAAAATAGAATCTCCATTAGAAATTATTTCTAAAATAGGTGGTTATACATTTGATTGGAATAAAAATCAACAAACATATACAGGCAAAGATTACGGAGTAATTGCACAAGAAATTGAGGAAGTAATGCCTGAATTAGTAATTACTCGTGAAAGTGGTTATAAGGCAGTTAATTACGAAAAAATTATACCTTTATTGATTGAATCCATAAAAGAGCAGCAGAACGCCATAGTAGCCCAACAAACTGAAATTAAAGAGTTAAGAGAAGTAATAAACAACATTTTAAATAAGTAATACTTATCTAAAGTGATGTTAATATTGAATAATAAAGTTTAAAAACAATGGGTTTAATTCCTGCTACCGGTTCGGAAATTGCTATGGGAAAGGTATATAGGGCATTTGGTCTATCGGCTGGATATCCTCCTGCGGCTAATACGAACATTGGATTAAACAATACACCATCCGGCGGTGGAACATCTATTGGGCAGAATAGAAACTTAGGATTAGGTCAAACTAATTTAGTTATAGGTGCTGAATCTGAATTGAGTATTAAATTCGGAGGTATTACAACACCACAAGATTATCCATAAAATGTTTGGTAATATCAGATATTTTTCGTATATTTGTTAAAATGTTTTGTTATGAAATTAAGTTACAAAGAATCTATGTCCGAATATGAATTAAAAAACATAGTTTGGAATGGAATTGACTACGATAAAAGAAAACTTATTAGATTTGTTGAAAAATACGAATATCTAAAAACTCTTGCTGAAACGGATGAAGTAAAAGAAGAAATCCAAATAATGGATGGAATACTTAAATCCCACAACTCTGATAATCTTCAGAAACTCTTACAAAACGATTTAGAATATAGTAGATGGGCTACTATAGAAAGATTAGCAAGAAAAGTATCCACCGAAGTTCTTTTGGATGGAAAATACTCTAAACATACTTTTGAAACCATAAGTAATTTACCAATTGTAGATTATAAATTAATAATTAGACGTTCTAAGGAACTAATTAATATCATTAACGAAACAATTGCTGAAGCTGAAATGGATACATCTAAAATACCTGGTGTAAAATGAGTATCTACAAAAACACTTTATGGCAAGGGTTACCAACATCGGTAGCTATATTAGTTCCGAGTAAAGATACGGTATATTCTCACTTTGCTTATTCATTAAGTAATTTGGTTAAGACAACTACACAAATGGGAATTGAAACTCATTTGTTTTTTGATGCTTCAACTATTCTAATAAATCAAAGAGAAAGTTTAATCAAACAGGCAATAGAAGTTGGAGCAGAATGGGTTCTTTGGTTAGATAGTGATATGATGTTCCCACCAACCACCCTATTAAGGTTACTATCACACAATCAAAATATTGTGGGGTGTAACTATATGAAAAGAACATACCCCTTTAAATCGGTTGCATATACCGATACAAGCGATTGGGAAAGTTGGATACCCATACAATATTCAGATGAATTGGTAACTGCTGAGGCAATGGGAATGGGTTGTGTATTAATGAGGACTGAAATATTCCAAAAATTACAAAAACCATACTTCGAATACACATATCAGCCAAAAACAGAAGATTGGGGAGGTGAAGATTTTACTCTATTTAAGAAATTAAATAAATTGGGTTATGAGTTAAAGATAGATATGAATTTAAGTAATGAAATAAACCATATTGGAACTTTTGCCTATGGTAGGACCGTATCTACTAATGAGGTTAAGAAAAAAGAGTGGAAATCTAAAGAAAATAAGAAAAAAGATTTGGAAAATACTAAATAATTTCGTATCTTTACCAATATTTTATGATAACTGACCAATTTTACATAGAAAACTTTATAACAACCAATGAAGGTGTGGATATACCATTCAGATGGACACATGGAGCTACTATAAAGCACATGGGTGATGGATTATTGGTATATTCTATCATTCAACATATGAGAGCAAAGGTTTGTGTGTGTATTGGGAGTGGTGGAGGGTTTATTCCACGCATTATGACTCAAGCGAGGATGGATTTGTGGGAACAACAAATATTTGAAGGAAGTAATGATAAGAATTGGGGAGATATTGGAACAACTTACGTTGTTGATGCTTGTAATGGAGTTGGTGGTAAATCTGATATAGAAGATGAGAGTTCTTTGTTTAGAAGTGCGTTTCATCCACGATTTATAAAAGAAACATCTGAAAAGGCATACTATGATTTCTTTGTTAAGCAAGATATTAAGATAGATGTTCTTTTTATAGATGGTGACCACTCATATGAAGGTGTTAAGTTGGATTTTGATTTATATTCAACGATACTTTCAGATAAAGGTATTATAATGATACATGATACTGATGAATCTTATGAAAATAATTTAATTGTATCTGAAGATTCTAAAAAACATTGGGATAAATTTGATGGACCTGCTAAATTGATAAAAGAATTGGCTGATAATAAAGATTGGAATATAATTAACCTTTTCAATCATAAAATATTACCAAATAAACCTTCATCAACCGGTATAACTTTATTGAATAGAAAATGATAAGATTAGTTACTGTTATTGGACATGGTGTGGAATTATTACCACATTTTATTTCTCACTACACAAAATATGTAGATGAGATTTGTATTGTTACTTATAATTCAGAATTACATCCAAATATAGATGATGAAGTTAGAGCAATAACCGATAATCTATTTAATGTTAAGATTGTGGGAACGACAAGACATAGAATATTTGATTGGGAGGAAGTTACCAAATTATATAATCAGGCTACTTCTAAATATGGGGATGATTGGTGGGTTATTGCAGATATTGATGAGTTTCATTTATATCCAAAGGATAATCTCAAAGAAATGGTTAGTGATTGTGATAGAAGAGGATGGGATGTAGTTAGAGGTGGCTTTATTGATAGAGTTGGTAAAGATGGAACATTTCCTCACATAACCGATGAATTTATTTTTAAACAATTCCCAATGATGGGATTTTTTAGATATCCGATGAGTGGGGCTTGTCCAAATAAGATTTGTGTAAAGAAAGGATATGTTAAAATAACACCCGGTCAACATTACGCTGAATTTGATGGGCATACTACTTGGAGATGGCAAGGTTGGAATCATCCACTAATAGCACCAATAGATGAGTATTCAGTTCAAGTCCATCACTTTAAATGGGATGCTAGTTGTATAGAAAGAATACAAAAGGTAGCTGATATTGGACAAGAATATGCATACTCTGATGAGTATAAAAAGATGTATGAAGAATTACGAAAATCTAAATTTTTGATAGATATATATAAGAATGAATTTATGTTTGAGAATTCCTCAATAGCGGAATTTCGCAGATATAGAGCTTGGAACAAATTAATAAAAAAAATAGTATCGTTATGACAGAAGAAGAAATGTTATTAGAACAAAGGAAAGTTAAAGCATTAGAAAAAATTGCTAATTCCTTAGATGCACTTACCATCTGGTTTGAAGAAATTGATAAAGATGAGTGGAGTGAAAGAATGCAGTATTATCTATTTGAGTGGCACAAATCATTCAAAAATACTGAAGAGTAATAAGTTATGGCTAAATTAGGTGTAATAGTTCCCTATAGAGATAGGTATAAACATTTACTTAGTTTCAAAAAAAGTATTATAAAACATTTAAACGCAGCTGGTATTGAGTTCGAACTAATTGTAGTGGAACAAGATGGTGGAACTGCATTTAATAGAGGTAAACTTCTAAACATCGGTTTCCTAACCGCTGAGAAACTAAATTGTGATTATGTTGTATTTCACGATATAGATATGTTGCCGGTGGAAGTTGATTACAGCTTCTCATCGGTGCCATTGCACCTAGCCACAAACTTTGTATCTGAATCAAAAACTAAAAGAACACTATTCGATGAATATTTTGGAGGTGTTACTTTATTTCCTGTAGATTTGTTTAGACGTATAAACGGATACTCAAATAACTATTGGGGTTGGGGATTTGAAGATGATGATTTACTCTACCGTTGTAAGTTGAATGGAATTCCGTTAGAAGAGAAAGAAATAAAAAACGTTGGTGGTAATACAGCTGCATTAAAGTTTAATGGTAACAATGCATATGTTAAAGGTAAGAATGTAATTAACGTTAGGAGACCTTTAACTATATTTGTTTCGTTTTCACCAAATGAAACTGTTTTAAATTACAAAAAAGATAAAGATATCTATGGTGTGGTTGGTATACCTGGTTATGATTTATTAATATCATATAGTTCGTATAAGAGATACAACTTTGAAATTTTTGATAATGAAAACGAAGTAATATACATAAGTACGGATATTAAACCTCATTATAAAACAAACGTAGCTATAACAATAGACCCAACTAAGAAACATATAATTATGTATCAGGATGGTGAGTTTGTTAAACGATTGATGTATAAAACTCCTTTATACAATTACATCAGAGAACCATATTTTTATTTAGGTTGTGCAGACCCATTAAGAACTGATGATGAAAAAATGTTCAATGGGTTAATCAATTCAGTAGCAATTTATGATGAGGCTTTAGAGCCTGATGAAATATTTGATATTAGTAATAACAAATACTTTGGGTTAACTCAAAATTTTAAAGATTATAAATCAGCACATAAATTAAAATTATATTATGATGCTAAATTCATTAAAGATTATAAATTGATTGATTTGAGTGGAAGGGGTAATGATGGTGAAATTGTAAATTGTGAAATGGTTGGATATGATATTGAAGATAGTAAATTAATAGAAGTTCCTTTCAGAAGAGAATGTACTTTTAAGTTACTAGCGCATGCTGAGAATGGATATACCAATAATGAGTGGAGAGAAAAAACAACCAGATATAATCAATTAAAATTTCAAAACGAAGTAAGTAAAGGACATATTGATACAAACGAAGAGGGTTTAAATAATTGCTATTTTACAGAGCATTCTAGAACAAAAGTTAATAATCAAACACATATTATAGTAGGCTTATGAGTCACAAGTTAGGTATATGTATTCCTTATAGAAACAGACAAAAACATTTGGATGAATTAATTCCTGCGTTAACGGAGCATCTAAATAAGAAAGGAATCGAACATGCTTTTTATATAGCACATCAAACGGATGATAAGTTATTTAATAGAGGTGCTATGAAGAATATAGCAGCTAAGCACGCGTTTGAAGATGGGTGTGATTACATAGCTTGGCATGATGTTGATATGATTCCATCGGATGATTGTGATTATAGTTATCCCGAAGAGATACCGATTCATATAGCAACTAAACTTTCAAAGTATAATTATGGAATGTCTTACCCTGAATACTTTGGTGGTGTTATTCTTTTTACAAAAGAACAAGTAGAAAAAACCAATGGTTACTCAAATGACTATTGGGATTGGGGTATGGAAGATGATGATCTTTTTTGGAGATGTCAATTGGAAGGGTATGTAAATACTGAATATTTGGATGTTGAAATGGATGACCATAGATACATTAACTTCAATGGATTTAGTTCAGCAGTTGTGGTTCAGTATCATCAAAAATTAAGAAGTTTAACAAGTAATACACATACTATATCAGTATTAGTTAGAGCAGAGCATGACCCAAACAAAGCATCGGTTTACCTAATTGGTGATAAACATAAACAATATGTAGAGTATCCAATATTCAGAATACCTGGATATGATTATGGATTATCATTTAATAATAGTAGAGCTCTTTCATTTCAATTTTGGACTAATAGAGATACTCACAATTATATGTGGGCTAAACGATACGAAAATCAATGGACTTGGATTACTGCTACAATAGATGATGAAACCAAAACTGCGAGATTATTTTTAAATGGTGATGAAGTAGATGAGAGTGTTGGTAATGGTAGCAAATCTCCAATTAACTATGAAGGTAGATTGAGAAACTATGGTTCTAAGCATCTTTACATTGGAGCAACTCCAACATCACCATACGATGATGTATCACTATTTTTTAAAGGTGATATAGCTAAAGTTTATGTTTGGGATAATATATTAACTGATGAGCAGATTAAAAATATACATAAGGAAATTCCAACGGAAGGTGCTAAAATTAAATTAGATTTTAACAAAGGAACTAATACGGATACATTTGTATTAGAAGCTCCCTATGTTAATGGTGATATTAAAATACCAAAATATACTTTACCATTTAGACGAGATGGTAAGTTTGAATGTTTGGCACACAAAGATGAAGGATTGGTTAAAGGTAAGTGGGTTAAAGGTGAAACTACTGCCAGAAATGAACAAAGGTATATAACTGAAATGCAGCAAGGTAAAATAGATTACAAAGCTGATGGATTTAATTCATTAGTTTATGAACTTGTTAGTATAGAAAATATTGCGGATAACGCTAAATTAATAAATGTTACATTGTAATGAGTTGTAATAATGATACAATATGTATATTACCATTTATACATCTATATACTCAGCCGGATGGTGAAGTAAAACCATGTTGTATTGCGGGCGGATTTGATACAAAACAATCCTTACGAACTTCAACTATTGAAGAAATATTCAATTCGGATGAATACAAACAATTACGTTCCGATATGTTGGAAGGTAAAAGAAATAAAGTTTGTGATGTTTGCTATAGTAAAGAAGATAGAGGTGAATCATCTCCACGCCAAATGTTTAATTCCAATACTCTTTGGCAAATGCCGGATGTTGGTATAGATAATTCAGTTCCGCTTGAATTTCAGCATATAGATATTCGTTTTTCAAACCTATGTAATTTTAAATGTAGAATGTGTAATCATAGTTTTTCATCTAATTGGTATGAAGATGCTAAGAAGATAGAACATGGTGGTTGGTTTCCATTCCTATCTGGCGAAGATACTAAAGTATTAAAAGCTAGTAAAACTATCGTAGAAGATATTATTCCATATTTGGGTAAGATAAAAAGTTTTTACTTTGCAGGTGGTGAACCTTTAATTACACCGGAGCATTATAAATTATTAAAATGGTTATATGAGAATGTGGAAGAAGAGGAAACTGATAGAGGGACTCACAAAGCATTATCGATACACTATAATACAAATCTATCTACCATAAAATACGATGAGGATGAATTAATTAATTATTGGAAAGCATTCAGAAAAGTTCAATTGGCTATTTCGTGTGATGGTGTATTTGATGTGGGTGAGTATCAAAGAACGGGATTTAATCATTTTACTTTTGTAAAAAATATGGAAGAGATATTGAATCACGCAACTCCACTAACATCCACTTCATTTCCGGATGGGTTTAGTTATAGTTTTCAATATACTACAACTATTTTTAATATTGAACATATATTTGATTTTATCAATTTTATGATAGATGAGGGATATATCCAAACAACAGAAACAATTGATTTCTTTTATGCTTGGTCTCCTGAATGGACATCAATAAATAATTTATCTCAAAAAGATAAAAATAGAATAACTAAATTATTTAATAGGAAGTTAAAAAAAATAGAATCGGAGAAAACTAAATCTCAATTAACATCTATATTAAATTATATGAATACACCATCAAATTATTCATTGACTGATATGAAAGATATGATTGAAAAATTGGATAAATTAAATAATACAAACTATAAAAATATTTGTAAAATACAGTTATAATATGATAGAAGAAATAGAACATAAAAAAACACCTACCTATGATGATGGTATAGCTGAAAATCCAATTTTTTCAAAAATGAAAGAGGATTTAAATGCAGTTGGATGTGGGTTTTGTTTGGCAAAGTGGACACAAGTTACTATGCACTTACAAATAGGTCACACTCACTCATGCCATCACCCCGGCACACACAAAATACCATTGAGTGAATTAAGTAGAAACCCAACCGCACTTCATAATACGAGATACAAAAAATCCTTAAGAAAAGAAATGTTAGAGGGTAAGAAACCCAAAGAGTGTGGGTATTGTTGGAATGTGGAAGATAACTCCGATAGATTTTCAGATAGAGTATTTAAATCATCGGAAAGTTGGTCATCGCCACATTTAGATGCTATTAAAACATTAGATTGGAGACAGGATTATAATCCAAAATATGTTGAAGTATCATTCTCAAATGCTTGTAACTTTAAATGTTCATATTGCGCACCTCAATTCTCATCACGTTGGATGGAGGAGATTGATGAATTTGGTGCGTATCCAACATCTGATAGATTCAACGATAAATTACATATGTTGAATGAGGGCAAGATGCCAATTCCATTAAGGGAACATAACCCATATGTAGAAGCATTTTGGACATGGTGGCCTGATTTATATAGAGATTTGCATACATTCAGAATTACGGGTGGAGAACCATTGATGCATAAAGATACTTGGGATGTGTTTGAATATATTTTAGCACAAGAAAATCCAAACAAAAATCTTAAGTTAGCTATTAACTCTAATTTAGGTGTGCCGGATAAATTGATTGATAAATTTATTGAGAAGATAAAACAAATTGAAGATGAAGATAGAGTGCATGAATTCATTATATTTACATCATGTGATAGTTGGGGAGAGCAAGCTGAATACATTAGACATGGATTGGAGTTTAATAAATTTTGGGATAACATTAATAAGATACTTACTCAATGTAAGAGGGTTAATCTAACATTTATGACAACATACAACGCTTTATCAGTTCCCAACTTCGATAAGTTAATACATGGTGTTTATGATTTGAAAAGAGAATATGCATCGCCTGATAGATATTGGAACTCAGCTGTATTTTTAGATTCATCTTATTTAAGATTCCCGCATCATCAGACTGTTCAGGTGTTACCAATGGAGTTTGCAAATAATGTATATAGAAACACTCAATTAGTTGAATACTACGCAACTCCATCATTTGATAGAAGATTGATTGGTTATTCTGATATTGAGGTTCAAAAAATTAAAAGAATCTATGATTGGATGTTATCGGATAAAGATCCTGCTGTTGTTGAAAAACAAAGAAAGAATTTCTATAAGTTCTTTAGTGAGCATGATAGAAGAAGAGGAACTGATTTTAAAAAGGTATATCCTGAATTAGCAGATTTTTATGAAAATTGTAAAGCATTATGTTAAAAGTTAAAGAAAAGGAGCCATATATTATTTTACCTAAGCAAAGATATGGTCTATCAACGTATGAACCACATTCGGTAATGAATGGTGATTTTAGTTTGTTTATGGATTTCCAATTAGATTCCAAAGCCTATGATGCTGAGTATGCTATTTTAGCAAGACCAGGAATGCATATGGGTATTATGGTGAAGAAAGTAAAGCCTGATTACTCCCTATTATGTTGGGATTATTGGACTGTTGGATTGGATGGGCAGTATAAGTGGAACTCAATACACATTGAGTTGTTTGCAAATCAAAACATCACACCAAACGATAGATACTTTATCTACATACAACATACAGTGGGTGAAAGATATTTTAAAGCTCATATTAATTCGGCTAAATTCAAAGAACCTATTGTATTAGAACAAAGATATGAAGGTAAGCTTGTAGACTACTCAGAAACTCCATATAATATAGGTTGTGGTAATTATAGTAAAGTAGTTCCAAAGCGAGATAGATTATTTACGGCGTGCACAATTTATAAATTAGGTTTGATTGGAACAAATGATTATACATACGAACAAATTATAAAGTTTTTAGATACCACTAAGGATGATGTTACGAATTTAAGTAAATCTCTTTTTGATATTGTATTTTATTTTAATTTTAACTTAACGAACATATATAAAGTATGGGATTTATCGGGGCATTGTAATTTTATGCAGAAAAATCTATATATTGAGGATGAGGAAACATATTTAACTGATAATGATTTCTACGAAGATTATGCAAATAAATAAAAAAATAAATTACATTTATGAATTCAAAACACCAAATGGTTATTTACCAATTGGAACTGAATATCGTGCATTACCAATCGTATTTGACCACATAAATGAATTAGAATATCAGCATGGAACAATTGCACATAGATTGGGATATTCAGATGGTTTTAAAATTCTAAATGAGTGTGCTTCAACATACGATGTTTTAACATTAGGGCAGATGGATATACCAAGTAAAATGCTATATTCACTAACGGATGATGAAATCAATAACGATATAAACTTATATTGTATAGATACTAGTCACGATGAAACCATAATGAATTACATAATCAGAACCGATTTATCAACGGTATTATCGGATAAAAGTAAAAAGTTATTCAAAGAAAGGGAAAACTTTAAACTTATGGTATTGGATAATAAAGAAGGTTCGTATCATTTTGATTCGCACTTTTTTGAAAGTTTTAAAAGGTTTCATAAATCATTAGAATTAAAATCGGATAATCAAATAGTATTCGTAACAAATACTTGCAATGTGCAAGATATGTATGATTCGTTTTTAAAAGAAACTAATTCCAAATCATTTATGCGAGTAAAAGGAATTCAGTTTTTAATTTATGACCCTGGACAAACTATATCCGATTATTTCATGCAAACCAGCGGAACTTCAAATGTAATTGTAGATAAAGATATAGAATATTCTGTTCCAACCGAATCGGAAATAACAAATACTATCCGTAGTAAATACTACTTATTTTTAAATAGAAATAGTGGTAGATTACACAGACCAAAACTACTTTTACAATTTATAAAAAATAATATATTTGATAAAGGTATAACTTCGTTACTACATTCAGATGAATTTGATAGATTTGCTGAGCAACCTGGCAACGAAGAGTATAGAGATTTAATAAAATTAAAATATCCTTTTGTAGCTGATTACGAAGATCCATATTTGGTATCTGATATGCATAATTTCTTTACTAAAAAGGAAATGTGGATGGATACTTATTTTTCGGTAGTTAGTGAAACATCTGCTGATGATAGATGGTGTTTTATAACTGAAAAGACTGTAAGACCTATGATTTATTTTCATCCATTTATTGTATGGGGTAACCCTGGAACTTTAAAAACATTAAAAGATTTGGGATTTGAAACATTTCCTGAATTCTTTGATGAAAGGTATGATAATATAAAAAATGCGGAAATACGAATGAAAATGATATCAAATGATGTCAAACGATTATGTGAAATGTCAATAGAGGAAATACATAGTTTATATCAAAGTGTTATTCCAAAATTAATTCATAATAGAAACCTTTTAATCCAAATGGATGCTAGAAAAGAGGTTCATACTAAAGTATTAGAAACTTTATTTTAAAATGATAGAAATAAACTTAATATACGATTACCTAACACCACAAGGATATCTTCCTAATGGATTAAATCCTCATTTTATTCAAACATTGATTGAGAATGATTTTAGATTTGACCATATTACATTAGAACAATATGAAAAAAAGTATGGAGCTATATCAGTTTGGCATGGTGAGCAAGTAATTGAACCAATTATAAAAAATATGTTTAGTGTATCGGATGTGTATGATGCATTTGAAGATTGTAATGGTTATCAACCCAATCCGGAATCGTTTTACTTATATACAGTAACTCCATTTGGTGGTGCTAGTGCAACATATGGTTATGATTTTACATATAATGAAAAGAAATCTTTTTTTCACTTTATATCATTAAATGCAAGAAATTTAATAAGAGAAATTCCTAATACCTATCTTTTTATAAATTATTCAAATGAAGGAACAATTGATTTCAATTGGTGGAAGGTAATTCACGAAGATGCTAAGAAATTTAATATACCATTAAATAAAATAATATTTTGCAGTTCTGATTACTTTACTAATATGAATTATGAGATATTTAAAAAGTTAGAAAATATTCCAACCGAAGATAATATTAAATTATTGTATTTGGGTTGGTCTTTGCACGCAAAAGCAAAAGAAATGCTTCATATTTCAAATGGAGGGCATACTACATTTAATAGTTATTCAAATGAATGTTCAATTGTATCTCAATCTGATATCGATTTAAATAAAATAAGAGATAAAAAGTTTTTAATGTTGAATAGGAGATTAAGACCACATAGAATATATTCTACTTGTCTATTTAACAAATTAAATATATTAGATCAATTCTTAATATCGTATGATGTAACATCAATGCAACTATTTGAAATGGATGGGGAAAATATTAGTATGCATATTGAAGATGAAGAATACGCAAAGATTTTATCCGATGAATTTGCAAGATTAAAAAGTGAAAGTCCCAAAAGAACAATAGATTTTGAAGATTTGGAAAATGTATGGGGATTTAACTTTGAAAACAAAGAACCATATTTGGATTCTTACATACATATAACATCAGAAACTAACTTTTTTGAAATAGGTGGTTATTTTTCTGAAAAGACTTGGAAACCAATGGGGCATTTACAACCATTTATTTTTATGGGACCTGCACATGCATTGATTGAATTGAAAAAATTAGGATTTAGAACATTTTCACCATTTATAGATGAATCGTATGATAATGAGTTAGACCCCGAACTTCGTTTCAAAATGATAATGGCTGAAATTGAAAGATTATCAAAATTGGATATTACCGAAATACACAATTGGTATAATTCTATTTATAATAATATTATAGTTCATAATCAAAAAGTATTATTCAGTAATGCTGATTATTTAAAAACCGCTGGAAACGTTAAACAACAATTTAAAAATTTATTTTATGATAATACCACACTCTAATAACGAATGGGGTGATTTAAAAGAAATCATCGTAGGTAGTGTAGAAGGAGCTCAAATACCAACTGTAAAGGATAAGGCTTTACATTGTATAGATTATGCTCATTTAAGTGATGAACAATTTCAAAATATCCCAACAGGACCATATCCACAACAGGTTATGGAAGAAACATATGAAGATTTGGAAAACATATGTGATAAACTAAAAGAATTGGGTGTAAAAGTTCATAGACCCATAAAGCGTGATTTTACTGAAAAGAAAGGTAATGATTTATGGCAAGTTGATGGATATTATAACTATTGTCCGCGTGATTCTATGTTGGTAGTTGGTAATAAAGTTATAGCAACACCCATGACATTAAGACATAGACAATTTGAATCAGAAACCTGTAAACCATTAATACATCCCGACCATTGGGTTGATTTTCCTAAACCAATGTTGGGCGATGAGATGTATAGTAGAGAAGATTTAGGTAGACCTACATTAATGGATGGGCCGGATGCTGTATTTGACGCAGCAAATGTTTTAAGAGCAAATAATGATATCATTTATTTAGTTTCTAACACAGGTAATTTGGCAGGAGCTGATTATTTGGAGAATTACTTAAAAGAAAACATATCACAAGATTATAACGTTCATAGAGTTCAAAATGTGTACGCTTATATTCATATTGATACTACATTTGTATTATTAAGAGAAGGATTGGTATTATTGAATCCATTGAGAGTTAATGATAGTAATATGCCCGAAATATTTAGAAATTGGGATAGAATTTGGTCACCCGAACCATTTGCAACACAAGTAATGGATGAATGGTGTCCTGCTTCTCCTTGGTTGGGTATGAATATAC